CCTGGACGTATATTCACTTTAGCAGTAACGAAGACTGACTAAGGTGTGGTATGCTCCCTGCGCGGTATTTTCTTCTTAACAACGTAAAAATTGTCAAGATTGGCTATCTCCGCTTACTCTGTCGCTCATATCGTCGTCTCACGTCAATTAATTTGCTACCCTTCTTGGCCGTAATGCGATTCCACATCAAGACATTGCCCGAAGGCCGTGTCGAGGTCCGTGTAGTTCCTAAACACAGACCTGATGGCGTCCCCTACTCAAGAGACGAGGAACCTGATGAAGTCCTGATGACCTTGCAGGATAGGTGCAATGACGCAGAGATTTTACAACTGCGTGCCCTTATTTGCGCCCATCAGCAGTATTCCATTGACCGAACTCAGAATCGTGGATATACTATTAGCCCTAAAACCCCCACTACGAAGGAGGATGAAAACTATCAACTTGCTGCTGTTGTTAGTACTATTGCTGGCCCCAACGTCATTCGTGCCAGAGTTTCTCCCATGTCCATCGTGCCCTATGTACGCCCTCGAACAACTAAGGTGTCACCTCTCCTTAGTCAAGTTCTAGATCAGTATTTGCAAAAGACTCGCAATGCTGTGCCCAAGATTGCTGTTGACAATGCCTGGATATCTACTGGTAATGCCAATGGAGTGGTCACCAACCTTCGTGCCATGTGTCGTGACCATTTGGACTTTGGAAGCTTGCCAGAGTACCTCGAATCTAAAGGATGTTCAAGAACCTTTAGTACCTCACAAGTTATGTCGCGTGCTGTTGTGAGGTTGTTGTATCGCCACGGATGGAGATCGGATCAAGTAATTGACCCTCCAGATATTACTTACGATTTTATCTGTGGTCAACGCTACCCATGGCAAAAATCGGGTGGTGTTGTTCTTTCTCAGCTCAAAGTGGTGCCAGCGAATGATCTTCGCATAAAGTATGGTCCAGGTGGTCTCACTAAGGATCAGCTTTTTGCAAGTGAGAGCTGGCGTTGTTATCTGCTTTGGGAGCGCTTCATTGAAGCAATGCGAAATGGGCAGTTCTATCCCGACCTCTTGCCCATAAACGTTGCAAAAATATCAGAGAAGCCTGAGGTGAGACAATTGGGTGATGACCCTACCAAGGTTCGTCTCTTCTTTATTGTCTCCTTCATGAATATCATATTGGGCAAGATCCTTCACACTTCATTCTTCAAGTTCACTCGGACTAGAGGTATGAATGCGATTGGAACCCAATGGGGTGCGGGTGATGCTGAAAGGTTCGCCCAGAAGCATTTCGCCTACACTCCAGGAAGACGATACATCCATTTGGACTTCTCGAAGCTTGACCAGACACTCACGTGGTTCATCTTGTGTCTGGTTTCCTTCCTCTCCACCCTCTCGTACAATCAGAAACACCCATTCTATTCTGCTGTGAAAGCAATGTTGGCCTATCTTTGCGAACAGCTAGCCATCAAGTTTGTTCTCTGGCCTGATGGTACCTTCCGTGTGGTATTCGGCTGTATGTTCTCAGGTGCTTTTGAGACCAGCCAAATAGACACAATGTGCGTCGCCC